TTTTCTTGTTGCTGTAGATTCATCAAAGTTAGTCCATCCATCTTCTGTTGTTTCCTGTGCATCCACTTTCTTTGTAGGTACATCATCAAATACATGTTTAACTCCTTGATATTTTTCTGGAGGAAGTCCTTCGTCATCATCCGTAGTAAAGTAATGATCAGCTACTACCACTGGTACATACTTAAGAACTTTATATTCTGCTTCAACAGTCTCCTTACTGTTGCCGCTTCCCATCAAGGCAAAGTCAACATCACTTATTTCCTCAGTTCTTAACATACGATCAAGAGTTTCTCTGACATTCCCCTTATACAATTCAAAGGTAAACGTCTTGTCTTCCTTGTCCTTAATGTGCTTTGTAAATTCTTCCAGCCTGTTTCTTACAGCCTGTATAGTATTATGAGGCTTGACATTAAACTCTATATGATCTGTCTCTGTAGTCCCATCTTCAAACAAATCAAAACCAATGTAATGAACCTTCTCCTTATGTTTGAATGCAGCCAAAGCCATCTCAATAGCTCTCCCTCCATTCCATGCTCCGCTTTCCAGTATACATTCAGGCTTATAGAACCTGATGATGTCTGCCAGTTGTCTGTACCTATTGGGAAGTATGTCAGGAGATGTCTCAGTATCCGACAATTTAATAATACGTTGACCATCCTTGTCCCTAACAGCCATATTCTTTCGATCTTCAAGACTGACAATCATCTCAGAGATAGCAGAATGTTCAGGATCAATCTCATGTACCTGCATACCATGCGCTTCATAGATAGTTCTTAATCTATTTAGAATAAAAGTATCATGCCACTCCCTGTAGTTGGAGAACTCTCCTGAAATAAATGCCCCTCTTAAATCTCCCAGTAAATCTACTGGAGTTTGTCTGCACAAATTATAGGCAGTTAGGTAAGCTTCATCCTTTAAAGTAATCATGTCTACTTTATCAGAGTTCTCTGGAAAAATAGATTCAATATCCTTAACAGATACACTCTTTGTATTGATGACACTAGGATCAAGCCAGATTAACCAGCAGTCACTACTCTCAAAGGCACACTCAGTCAGAGCTATAACTTTAGGAACAAACTTGATAGGATCAAGTATCTCATTATAAGGAATAGTATTACCTTCAGTTCCGTTATGTTTGCTAAATTCTTTTAAAAACTTGGGGTAGTCTTCTACCTCCATCAGGTTATGGTAGTGAATGTTAGCAGCCTTGGGAAGAGAATAGTTCGATAGATCAAGATTGTAGTAGTAACAATGAAACTCTATTTTATTTTCCCAGTTATCTTTAAACTCACTAAGAAGAGTGCTGGTACTCTGTTGAAGAAATGCCTCATCAAAGGCAGTTACAATTTTATATTGCATTTACTTTATCTTTCAATAATAAATAAGAATAATCTACATTCCATTCGGCTGCATACTGTCCATCAATAGGACGCTTAACACTCCACTCCTTAAACCAAGGACCACCTGTTGTGAAGTGTACGTTCTTTGGTTTTACTTCTTCTGGTGAATGACCATCAAGCCAATTCCATTCTTCATGCATACTTCCTACAGCACTATCCTTATCAGGCAACCATTGAAACTGATGCAGGTAAGAACCAGATTTATTATTAACTTCCAGTGGGGTTAGCTTTCGATTGAGTTCATGACTACAATTCCATAGTACCAGACTAGACCAGTTCTTTCTGGGATAAGTTGTCTGTTCTCTACCATCCATCTTGTACTGATCAAGCGGTTCATACTTATGCTTCACACAGTAGAGAGGAAAGAACTCGTTATCATATTCCTCAAACAATTCATTGATGTCTGTACGAGGATACATATCACAGTCCATATATAAAGCCCATCCTTCATACATCATCAAGGCTGGTATCAGAAACCTGCTAAAACTAAACTCAGTAGAGAAAGGTCTTTGATCTATCTTATCTATGTACTGTCCATTGACAATCTCATAAGGTCTGTAATGCATTCCCATTAATTCAAGAATATCTTTTCTGAGAAACTTAACATGAATAGGTTTGGGTGAGTTCTCTTCTATAATATATTTTAATACAGTACAAGCAGCCTTCTCTTTAGGATCATAGCCTATGAAAACTGTATTTATTTTTTCATCTTTTCTCAAAGTAGTCTCCTTATCCGTATTTCAAAACCAAGTATAAAAATCCCCAAAGAAGAAAAAGATCAGCGCATATAGACCATACGATATACCCTTTGAATATCCATTTACCTGTTTCTTTTATAGGTTTTTTCATTTATCTTTTCCATAAAAAGGGAAGGCACTCAACGAATGCCCTCCCATCTCCTTATTTAAATTCAATGAGCTTCGGCATTTTATCTTCTGGAATATCCTGTCTGAGCTTGATGATAACCATCCCATTTTCAAACGATGCTTCTGTGACTTCGATATTCTCTGCAAGATCAAATGTCTTTGTGAAAGCTCTGCTTGCTATGCCTTTATGTAGAATGTTTTCGTTGCCCTCCTTCTCAGAGTTGTTTCCACTTATGGTTAATCTTTGTTCTTCCTGAACAACTTTAACTTCTTCCTCTGTAAAGCCAGCCAAAGCTAATTCAATCCTGAACTCCGTATCTGATTCCTTAATCAGGTTATGAGGTGGATAACTTTGGTTATCATTCTCAGGCATATCCATTATTCTTCGGAACAACCTGTCATAACCTATAGCCCTTCTCTCAAAGTTCATTAGAGAAGGAGTATTAAGGAACTTCCAATTACCTTCTAGTCTTACATTCATAGCATTCTCCTTATTAAGCAAGAGGTTATGGAACCCACTATTGGCATTCCATATACTATATTATACTACAGAATATAGTACTTTGTCAAATGTTATTTTAAACCCCACAAGTTCCACCTGATCCAGTGATCTCACAGATATCATGAGGTTGTACATTATCCTCAAACTCTTCACCAAGTTTTTCAATAGCTTCACTGTAAGGAACCTTGGTTAAAGGCTGACCACCCCTACATCCATCAGGATAACAGGTGAAACCTCTTAATCTATGAGCATATTTAGCCAAGGTCTGAGCAAAGTCTTCTACCTTACCTTCATTATTATCTTCTGTATCCCAAGCTGGTAGATTAATTGTGCTGGAGATAGCCATGTCTACATACTCCTGAACATTAGCTTGGAAATTTAATCTCCTTTCATAGTTAGTAACCAGATCAAGGGCAGACTCAATACTCTCAGGCTTAACACCATAAAGCTCAAGCATCTCTTGTGCTGCACTATCAACTACATACTGGTAGTGCCATCTCTTGTTCTTTAAATACCTTCTCTTATAAGCTACAGCAAAGATAGGCTCAACTCCAGTGGATGTACCTCCCAGTATCCCTATCGTACCAGTAGGAGCTACAGCCCTAACAGCTACAGGGACAGAGATGTTGAGTGTATTAGCAAAAGATCTGGCTACCTTATCTGACTCTGCTTCATATACTTTAAACCATCTATGTAACTCTGGTGTGGTTTCATACTTATGTCCTCGTTGTATCAACCACTCATGAAGCCCCATCAAGCCAAGTCCTAAACGTCTATTTGAATTTCTAACTTCATACACTTTCTCGTAGGGGAGTGTAGCTCTGAGTGTCCCACACAATAGAAACTTTGTGGCAAGTTGGACAACCTCTTGCAGTTGGTTAAGGTCATCAATACGAGCAAAATTGAGACTACCCAGATTACAAACATCACTATCATCTTCACTCGTGACTTCGGTGCAAGCGTTACGGAGGGTTTCGTTTTCTTTCTCAAAGAAGTTGAATGAGAATCCCGGTTCACCTGTTCTAAGAGCCTGATGTATATTAGTCCTAAAGACATGGCCTAGATCTCCTTTCTCCCAATAGTTTAACAACCATTCGGTATCATAGTTTACACTGATGTTGGTCATGTCCAGAGGTGCAGGAAAGTTGAAGTCATCTTGTTTAATATCAAACAAAGTCTTCCCTGTCTTTCCTACTGGCATATCAAACCAGTTCTTGGCAGTCAGAAACTTATCTATGTCATCGTGCTTCCAGTTAAGAGAAGCATAGATAGCAGACCTACGACTACCACCCTGCATAACCTTCTGACCTATAGAGTTAATCATCTGCATCTTAGGTATTGGGCCAGAAGCTACACCACCTGTACCCTTCAAGGTTTGTCCTTCAGATCTATAAGTAGAATAGTCTACACCAATACCACCACCTGTCATCAGACAGGACTCAGACTTCCAAGACAGGTTAGCCCAATCTTCTCTGGTATCTTCTTCTGCTTTAAGAAGGTAACAGTTATTAAAGAACTTCTTATCTCTTCCTGCATAGTAGAGATACCTACCTCCGGGCAAGAACCTGAGATTGGAGATGTGATCTATCAGTGCTTCCTTCTCATCCTTACTCAGATTATTCTGACAGACATCCTCCACCAGAGTACAAGCCAACTCATGAAAAGTTTCTGCTCCTTCATGAGAATACTTGGTATAGAAGATGTCTTCACTAAACTTGGATCTAAATTGTGGATTACGATTTGACTTGAACATGTCTACCCCTCTCTATTAAATCGTTAAATAGGTCTGCTTGTTTATCTTCTTCTGGATACTCTAATTCTAAAAGCAGTTGTGCATAATGTATTACTTTTAATATATCTTTCTTGCCTTCTCCTTTCTTATTATGTCTTGTTATATATTTAACAATATTAGCTTCGCATGTATTTAAATTATTATAATGAGAATAAACCGTAGGCTGTATGGCACAATCTTTATAATGATCTCCACCTACCTGAACGTCAAATGGGTTAGAGTAACGATTGGAATCTTCTTCTGACATGATCTATATCTCCTGATTTACTTACTTCATAAGCAAAGGTTCTCACCTTAGTGGGAGGTAGCCCTGCAAAATGACATACGGTTTCAAAGTCTTCACAGGTTACTCCTACAGAGGTAAAGAACCATGCATGGGCTTGATCTCTATTGAGAGTTATATGACTATCTTCTTCTTTTAGTTCAGGCTTGGTAAGATCTAAAAGAGCTTGTAATATTATAGCTAAGTATAAAGATTTATGAGGATCTTTATTTGTAAGATCGTATAAATCTTCAGTCGAGACACTAACATGTATGTTCAAAATATTCTTGAACAGGTCTATAAAATTTACCTCCTACATAATTATTGTAGAAGGCTGCGTCATCTGTTCCCTCAAGCGTTGCGGTTAACACATTATATTTTATTTGATAATAACATTCATAATATCTTAGACTTCTTTTATTTTTAAACTCTGCTAGAATTTTAAATTTGAAATTCTTTTTCCCAATCTTTTCTATATCGTCTAGTAGTTGCTTACTAGATCCCATATAAGATTTCCAGTTTGATTCAGATTTCTTTTTAGTTTTCTGATAATTAAAATATTGTTTGCATCCAACATAAGCTTTCTTGGTTTTTAGATTAGTGATAATATAAACAAAGCCAAACTGGGAAAGGTCTGGCTTACCTTTATATTCCCAATGCATTACCAGTTAACTACTTCAGGGACATCAGGTTCTTTACCAACTTGAACCAAGTATCTTTTACCTTTTGCGTATTGAAAGACACGTATCCCTCTTCCTTGGTTAACATCAGACCAACATTCTTTTTTATGACCACAATAAACACAACCAAAGGGTAACTTAAGATTACCAGACTTGCCATCAGGTACAGGACTATAGCACCTATCAGGGATGCTGCTGTCAGTAACCATTCCTTTAAGAAATTTAATCCTTTCTTTAGCATTAATCATCTCCACTGAATGAACAGGAGTTAGGCAGATCTCTCCAGTAGATTTATCTATAGCAAGGAAAGCTGCCTCATCAACCCCATTAGCTTCTGCATAGGCAGAGATCTGAGCTATGTATCCAAAGGGATCTTCCTCTAATAAGTTATTGTTTTTAAATTTATGAAAGCTGTTACCAGAGGCAGACTTACAATCAACCAGAACTCCATCTATCATAGAATCTTGATGGCCTACAACTCCTTCTATCTCTACTTCCTTTTGCTGATCAGTGACCTTATGACCTGCAATCGCAGCACATAGAAGTAAAAATTCTTCCAGTATATAACCATATAAGAACTTAATTCTTGTACTAGATTTTAAGGGGATAGCATCTCTCTTGGTATTAACATCATACCAGAGTTGTCTGTCTGGTTTACCAATAGCTGACAATCTTAGGTTGCCATACTCTCTAGGTTTCTCATACATAAATTCTTTTATATGAAGCTTAAGCATTTCCCCAAAGGTGTCTATATGTTTATCTACTTCTTCTTCCTTCATATCAATAGGATCAAGAGAGAATAAACTATATATATCTTCAACTAAAGTATTAATTTTTTTCATATTAAAAAATGGAGAGCAGCAAACTACCTAGCCTACTACTCTCCAAGTCTCCTTTAGGGGTTACGAAGCAAAGGGGATATCTTCAACTTCATTATTAGTATAGCCTCCTTCGACTACACCAAAGTCGTCCATACTGTACTCAACTAAGTCAGTCACTTGCACTGCATTAAGGTAGCCCTTAACACCACCACCATACACAGTATATTCCTTGGGGAAATAAGAAACATTCACCTTGGAACCATTCCCTACACGTTTGTCAGAGGGAAACGCATTACGTTGGGAATCCTTAACTGATATAGCTCTAGGCGTACCATCTTTGGTACGTGCATACTGCTTCAGGGTAACAAAGTCTCCTCTTTCATCACCCTTATTTTTGATGGTAAGACCATCGGCTTCTGCAACCTTTTTATTCTTAGCATTAAGGTTACAAACTTCTATACTCCACTCACCATCAGGATTGAACTTGGTGTTTGGGGTAATAACATGTGCCCAATAGGCATCTCCAGAAATTACACTCATTTACTTTACTCCTTGTGATAATAACATTAAGATAATAACATAATTGATATAAAGATTTCAGTGAAAATAACCTCCTCTCAATTGTTGACGAATTATAGCATATGCCTGACACTAAGTCAAACACTTAATTAACATACTGTAGAGTACGTAAGTACTCCCTCTACAGTATGTTAATTAATTCAGCTTCTTGATAAGGTATATGGAAGAATGGTTCTTGCAGATGAGGTTCTCCTATACGAGTGGAGTTCTGTATCTTCCCTATGGTAGACTCACCTACCAGATCACCATCCATAAACCAAGCCTTGGAACAATCGGTATTAAAGACTACAAAGATAAGCTCATGATCTTTAAATTCTTTCTTCCATTTATTTATTAGTCTTTGCTTCCTCTCAGGTATCCTTACTTCCTTCCAAGAAGAAGGCCAGATATTACTCCATTGATTTTTAATCTCAACCTCGAAGAAATAATTCTTACATGATCCATCTACATGATAAAGCTTGGCAGAGATATCAAAGAAGTAGTCTTCTCTTTGTTCAATATCTGAGTAACCTTGTTGAGATAGATAGCTACTCATTGCATCCTTAGCTTTCTGATCGTTAGCCTTATAGGATTCCTTATCAAACTTTCGATTGTTATGTGGCATTTAATGTATCTCCTTTAGATAAGATTAGCTTTATAAAATTCCCTAAACAATTTCTACATAACTGTAATCTTTCTTTGTATTGTTTATCCTTCTTAGTTCTGTTTTTGCCAACATTTCTTTTATACTTATTACTTTCAATAAAATCTGATAAGTCAGCTACAGTTCTTCTACTTAAATTAAACCACTCTCCACTTACATTTACTTCTTCTAAACATTCATGTAATGTATGTTCTAATTCTAAGGCAGTATCATTATCTGAAAAAGCAGATGAATATATAATATCAAGCGGAACCCAAGAACTAGTTTGTAATTGTTTTAATCTGTATTTAACATCATTACTTATTCCTATTTTTACAGGGGTACATAATTCTAATCCATCACTAGCTACTCCTGCAATAAAATAAATAAAAAATCTATCTGTACCTGTAGGATTGGGTGCTTCTTTATTATAAACATATTCAAACTGTGGGTTAAGACTAAGTATCCTTTCTTTAATTTCAGGTCTGTGAAGAATCCTGTATCCTTGATTATATAAAGCTGATACTGAATAACCTGCTGATCTAGCTGCCTCCTTAGCATTAGGATAAGCAACAAAAGCTTGACAAAAGGCTTCGTATCTGGGTTTAAGATGAAGCATTTAATGTGTTTCCTTCCATGTTGTTCCAATCTTGTACTCACAATCAAGAGGACATTGCATCTCTAATGTCTTTGTTGTTTCCAGCATAGCATCTTTGGTTATCTGACCAAATCTCTCTGCATCTGTTTTGGCTACCTCAAATTGGTACTCATCGTGGACTGAGGCTACCAGCTTGACATCTACTCCTGCCTTTCTAATGCCTTCATCCATATGAACAAGCCATTGCTTACAGACTATAGCTCCTGCTCCCTGTATGAGGGTATTGAGGGACGCATAGTCTGCCCTTATATGGAGTACTCTTCCATCTAAAGCCTTTATTGTACCTGTCTGTGATGCTTCAATAACATTATCCCTTAGCTTTTTCAAGCGAGGCATATTGCGTAGGAAGTTAGTGATTAACTGTTGTCCTCTCTTAGCTCCTGCTCCTACCACCTTACCTATCTTGGCTGGCCCAGCACCATAAAGAAAGGCATAGATGAAAGTCTTAGCCTGATCTCTAGTCTGTAGTCCAGCCATTTTCTGATTGGCAGTATGGACATCACCAGTAAGAACCTCCTTAGTAAACTTAGGGTCATCCATATAGTGAGCCAGACATCTTAACTCCAGACCACTGGCATCTGTACCTAAAAGAACATGGGTATCAGGATTATCTATAGTCCATAGATCTCTACACTCCTTACCATAAGGACTATAG